ACTATAACCATTGCCATTAATATGTATTTGTGCATCACTTGTTCCTCTATTAACTCCATCATTAATATAAAATTTGTAATTATTAGTGCCAGTAAAACCAATCGCTACATTTCCAGAACTGTCTATACGCATTTTTTCTGAAAAAGTATTGCTGTTAACACTACCAAAAAGTAAATGACCAGTCCCATCAATTCCATTATTTGAACCTTGTATTGCGCACCCTGCCCTACTTGACCCCGTGCCACTATTAGTGGAAAATAATATTCCTGACCTTGAATCAGCTACAGTTGTTGTATTTTGTAATTCAAGCATAAAATTATCTACACTTGCATTTGCAGCATTTACAATATGTAATTTTTCTTGTGGCGAAATCGTTCCAATTCCTACGTTGCCGTCACCTAAAATAGTCATTACATTTGTACTTCCTGTTCTTGCTTGAAATATATAATCACTTGAATCTGTTGAATTTATTTTTGCTAAAATTCCATAACCAATTGAATTAGTGTTTTCAAATCTTCCTGCCCAATTATTTGATAAATTACCTGTAACTTCAAGTTTTGCAAAAGGATTAGTCGCTCCGATTCCTACGTTTGCTGCGTTTGTTACAGCAAAAGCACTTGAATCAGCACCAGTAGCCACTTTTATAGCATAATAGTTATTACCTGTTCCAGTTGTAGTTATGTGTAATCCATCTGAACTTGTATTTTGCCCTAATAACTTAAGCATAGGGTAATTAGCACTAACGCCTGTACTCTGTCCTTTTATACTTAAATTTGCTGTATTTGGATTAGTATCATTAATTCCTACGTTTCCAGAACTGTCTATTATTAATTTTTGTGTTAATGCACTACCCGTGTTTGTCCAAAAACTTAAATTGGAACTGCTCCCTGAAGTTAATTCACGAGCTACATTGATTCCTGCATCAGCACCTTGTGTACTTGCATATGCTTCCATTTTAAAGAAAGTGTTTGCTGCTGCTTGTGAAAGATGTAAAGGTGAATCAGGAGAACCACCAATTCCTACGTTTCCAGAACCTAATAAAGTCATTACATCTGTAACTACATTTTCAGTACCACTATGAACACTTAAATTCATATAACTACCTGCAGCACTTGATGTAACATAATTTTGTATTTCATTATATCTGCTTGTATTTGCATCATATCTACCAATACGAATAACACCTTCAGACGCTTGCCCTGCCATTACATCCATATTAATTCTTGCCCCAGATGTTATACGCATTCTTTCTGTATCGTTAGTTTTAAATATCATAGGTTGTGCAGTACCAGTTTCAATAATTAATTCATTACTTGCAGTTGTTACTATTGCACTTACCCTTGTTCCACTTGAGTTTTTAAAGTCAAGATTAGAACCACTTGAACCGCCTTGAATTGTAACATTTGTAAAATTAGCAAATGTACTTGGTGTTCCTCCTATTCCTACGTTTCCAGCAAAGGTTGCACTTCCGCCATTTGTAGTATCTAATGTTATATTGTCTGTAGCATTACTTTCGCTACCTATAATTAACGTATTGCTGTTTGTCGCTTTTGCAAACCAGTTTCCTGTGCTGTGCGATAATGTTAATTGATTATCAGTTGCATCTGAACTTATTATAGTTTGTGATGCTGTTTGTATTAGTAAATTATTTGTACCATTATCAATTACTGCGTTTGTACCATTATGATATATTTGTAAATCATCATCATCACCTAACAAAATCTTACTTGTATCTGTAAAAGTTATATCATCACCTGCACTTACAACAATATCAGTTCCGTCAGTAATATTGCCATTAGCTAAAACCTCAGAAAGCTCATTGTTTGCTCCAACCTGAGTGTCTACATACCCTTTTGATGCTGCATCTGTATTTGCACTCGGAGTTAAAGGAATAGTAACCTGACCGCCAAAACTAGATGTGTTATTTTCAAACAAAGTAAGATGTGTGTTTTCACTTCCTGCACCAGTTTTTGTTTTAAATACAATGTCACCTCCTGCAACTACGTTTTGAATTGTAGTATCACTATCTTTAAAAGTAATACCCTCTTCACTAAATATACTTCCAGAACTACCAAGAAAAATAGCACCTCCCTCTGTGCCTGTGCTTACTGTTATGTCTCCTCCAAAAGTTGAATCAACATTTAAAACTTCAAAGCTGCTACTAGTATATTTAAATATAGGGCTACCAGATGAAAATATCATATCACCCTCAGCATTAAGCACATTATTTAAAGATGTACATTCTAGCTCTATTGACTTGTTTTGCGTTACATTGTCTATCGTTAATTTAGTAGTTCCTGCTTTATTAATTATAACATCTTTACTAAAAGTAAATAATGAAGAATCTTCTACCACTCCATTTGTTTCTATGTTACCTATAACTAAATCTGCTTTATCATATCCTGTACCTGATATACTTACAGTAGTTGTTGGTTCTATTTGTAATCCTTTAAATAACCTGTATTTGCCTGTTAAAGCTTCTCTAAATAGCCCTGAGTATAGTGTGGTACTTGAAGGTGTATATTTGCCGTAAAAACCTATATCTACTGCATCTGTTGAAGTGTTGTTGTTAGCTAGTACGATTAATGGGTCTTTTACTGTTAGTGTGTCAGTTCCTACAGTTGTTGTGCTTCCTTCAACTACTAGGTTTCCTATTACAGTTAAATTGCTTCCTATTTTTGCATCTCCGTAAACGTGTAGATTTAATCCTGATTCTGGAGTAACTCCTATACCCACTTGAGTTGTTGATACGTATAATGGCGTTGTATTTCCTAAACCGTCTGTTATTTGTTTTGCTGTAGAACCTATTGCATCATTGTCTATTGACTTTAATAACGCATCATATGTGTTTTTTATTTTCGTGCTTGTTAATGTAGCCATTATTGCTTTTTAAATAAGTTAATAATTTCTTTACGTTCCCCTCTTTTGGTTTGTAAATCTTCTTTATAATACCCATCCGTTGAATGTTGCATCTTTATCAGGATTAATATCCTCATTAGTGTTACTTGTATATTCAGGAAATAAATTTTGATTATTAGCCATATAATCTATAAAGCGTCTTGTATAATATTCTGCAAATTCTCTTTCTTTATTTACTAAATAATCTACTTCATTTTTACTTACTGTTTCGCTGTTTTCTGATGAGTGTTTAAATACTCCTCCGTTCTTTACTTGGTAAGCTGCAAAAGGTAAGTAATCTACCATAGCAAAGTGAATAAGCATAGGTTGTATATAAGTGTTTACTAAACTTAAATAATCTCCAGTTAAACTATCTGCTATAATATCACTACTAATCTTGTTATATAAATCAGAACCTAAATAATTCCTTACGTGTATTTGTTGAGCTATTTTTATAAATTGAATAAATTTATCTACGTCAACTGAACCATCTATGATAGTGTTTCTTTTTATGTCTATTGGTTTTATGAATAATGCTGTTGCCATATTTAATATTTTTATCTTGGATTTTTATAACCTCTATTATCCATATCAAAAGGTCTTGTTGCTACTTCTTTTGGATTCTTATATTTTTTAGCAGCAGAAGGTCCTTCAAATCTTGCCTCTTTTCTATCATCTAATGGTAAACTAGATATTATTTTTCTTGCTTTACCTACAGATATTTTCTTATTACCTTTCTTTAAATAAACTCTACGTAGCCAAACGTGTTTACAATTTGGACCACCTTTATAAAGCCATATATTCATTTTCTCTCTACCTCCTACACCAAATCCAGGATTATTATCTTTTTGACCTTGTAAATCTTCCCATCTATATACTTTACCTGCTTTACTAGCATTTACCATTTTTTTACAAAACTCTCTAGTATTAGATTCTATATCACCTGCGTAAGCATATCTTATTCTAAATAAACTTGAATCTTGTTTGCTCTTTTTTCTTGCATCTCCTGTAACAACTGTAGCAAATTCAAAGTAGTTTTTAATTTCATCTTCATTATCTCCTGCAATACTTTCATCAATTAGAATCCAATCATCACCCATTTCATCACTAATAGAAATTAAATCATCTGCTATTTCAGAATGTTCTTTGTCATTTAAAGTTTCACTTAATTTAACTCCAGTTTCTTCTTCTCTTGTTTCTTCATCTACTACGTGCTTAATTTCAGTAAACTCTAAAGGTTGTAATGTCTTGAAGTATAAATGAAGTGATATACTATTAAAAGCTAAGATTTTATCAAAGGCATCTATTAAAAGGTTTTGGAATGGTCGTATAACAGTATTGTCCATTAACGTAGAAGCCGTTTTAAGCTCGTCTGCGTTGTTTCCTAACCCTGACTGGTCTTTGATACCTAAAAGCATAGGAGAAACGACCCTATGAGCTACCATTATCTTTTTAGTTGATTCTTCAGACAAGAATTGGTATTGGTTATGTGCATCACTAAGTTGTACAGGTTCTATACTTGCAGCACTTTCTGCATTATCATTAAAAGCTAATATGAACTTACCTGCATTACTTGACCCACTAAACTTATTATATATTCTTTGTTCTATAAGACGTCTTTCCTCTGCATTAGGAGTACCGTTATTAAAGTTAATTAACATAGAAGGAGACATACCATTTAAGATGTTGTTTAAATGAAAATTAGATACTTCTTCTTCTAACTCTGCATATTGTAAACCACCTTGGTAATCTACAGGACTATAATAGTAGTATCCAGAACGATATGGTTTAACATATAGTATTTCTATAGCTTCATTACTCGTACCAAATGCAGGTATTCTTAAAGGTTTATCAGAAGGTTTAATTTTATTCCAATCTTTCCAGTAATAATATCCCTCTATATCTCCTTTTTCATTACACTTCTCAGCTCTAAGTGTTTCTACTGGCATATGCTCAATCTGTGCTATCTTAGTTCTATCTTTAGAATAAATAACCTGTATAGCACATTGACCCATTAATTTTAAATCATATGATAATCTTCTTACGCTATCATTGTCAAATAATGAAATCATCTGTGCATATTGTTCTGGTTTTTTATTTGAATTAGTTGCGTCTAATCCTTTACCATATATCATAGAAGATACTGCATTAATTATAGCGTTATTTGTTGGACTTCCGTTATACCTGTCTATAAGATATTGGAAGTAGTTATTGTCCTCTCCGTAAGAAATCCAATCTCTATTGCTAACTTCTTTTATTTTAGGACTTGTGTAAGTACTTAAATTTACTATTCTTAAATCGTTCATATTATTATGTAATCGTTATCGTGAGAACCTGCTGTACTATCAAAAGTAAATTGACCATCATTAATAGAATAATAATCATTGTTACCTTGGTTTATAGTTTGGTCTGTACAGAATACTTTATCTTTATATATTATATTAGAAGAAGTGTCTAACAATTCTAAGTCATATGTTCTACCCTCTTTTAATATTGAATTTCCTGAAGATGTATAAGCGTTAGAAATACTTAAATAATTGCCATCTATTGTTGGTGTTACAGTAAAACTAAATTCATCATTTAATGAATCATCTCTTACATTCAAAGTAGTTGCAGAAGTAACATAACTTCTAGGTATAATCTTTATAACTTGAGCAGATGCACTTGTAGTAAGTTTCTTCATACTTATATATCGAAAAAAAAACGATATTTTGTGTTATAAGCAAAAAAAAAGAGGACATATAGTCCCCTTAATTTTTAACTTAATTATTTATTATCCGTTACTAGGAGTTGCAGGTGATATCTTAGCTGCATTTACATTTCCAGTAATATCAGTAGAATCTGCACAAAATGCAGGAGCTGATACTTCTTGAGCTGTTAAAGAAAGAGAGAATGAACTTGCATCTCCCATAGCAGCTCCACTTGTGAATGAGCCACCAGATACCTCGCATCCGTGTTCTCTACCCATTAAAAAGAAATTACCATTGTAATCTTCTATAACGATTTGTGGTCGTCCTAAAGCTATAATTTTTAATTCTTCTTGTGTTTTACTATCTAATAGTTGTAATGAAATATTTAAAGTTGTTTCAAAGAAAGTAGTACCGTTTTCTCTTGAGCTGTTTACTGCTGTTTCCATAGATGAACTACCTTTAAGGTCGTATTGAAAAAAGTCAGGCGTTCCACCTATATCTACTTTTTCTGCATCTGAAGAATTATCAGTAACAGTAAGACCATAATCAGCAAAGTAAACTGTTTTAAGTCCACCTACTGACGCTTTACAAGGTATGTTTCTTCCTGTTGTTAATGTACAAGCCATATTATTATAATTTTTATAAGAAAGGGTAAGTAGGTTTAACCCACCTACCCCTCTATGTTAAACAATTTATTAAGCTAGTGTCAATAAAGATAGGTCACTTCCTATTGCATATTGCACGCCTGCTGAAAACCTCATTATTACTCGACAATTTTGAGAACCATCAAGGTCAGCCATATCTAATATTTTTACTTCGTTGTGGTCAGATAAAAGACCTGTACCAAAGTAAATGTTAGATTTTTGTCCTGCTACGATGTGGTCAGATGGCATACCTGGAGCTAATACAACTTCGATACCATCGAAAGAAAGTGCATTACCTTGGTTGTACCATAATCCACCTCTATTATCAACACCAGAACCTCCTACGCCATTTGCAGCATATCCTCCTAGTTGTCTTATATATGATTGCCAAGCGATTGTAGGAACGTAGATTTTCAAATCTTCTTTTCCATATACTCCTGAAGGAAGTGAATCTACTACGTTTTCTAATAAACTGATAATGTTAGTTGAACTGAAAGCAGTTTCACCACCGTTAGCTGCATCGTTAACGTCTCCGTCTGCTGCTGCTAATACTGTGATTCCGTCAAACTCACCTGCGTTACCATTTACACCACCCCAAATGTTTTGCTCATTCTTTTCTGCTACAAGACCTGCAACGTGACCAATCATAAAGTCAGAAAACTTTGGAGGTAATTTGTCATTCAAAGAACTATATCCCATAGAAATTGCTTCCCAATCTGAGATAAAATCTTTCTTACAAAGCTCTAAGTTTACTTGGAATTGCTCTGGTTGTAGGATTCTTTCTGTTAAAGTTACTGTTGCTGTGTCAGTAAAGTCACAAGTAGCGTCTTTGATTACGTTAGAATCTGTTGCTACTTTTTTGATAACATCTTTAAACTTTACGTTAGGTTTAATTTCGATGTTTCCTCTTTCTAATGTCGGTGAACTTAACAAAGCTGCCGAGATGTACTTTCCTGAAAATTCTCCGGAATAACTGGAGGTAATTGAAACTGTAGTTGCCATAATTTAATTTAATTTTAAGTTTTATTAATTTTTATTTTAAAAGTTTGCTATTTTGCTAAATACTATATCTTTAGTTGTTAAGTTTCTCTTTTGAGAATAAACAACTTTGTTTAACTCCTCTTTAGCTTCAGGAGAATGTTTGATAGGTTCAGAAGCAGGTTTTGAAAGTTCTTCTTTAAGAGCTTCATCCTCTTGACAAGCAAGTTCTGTCATTTTTTGTGACATCAATTCTTCTTCCCTGTGCATTTCTTCTTTTTTACCTTCTTGCATTAATTCTTTGATTTCTTCTACCATAGATTTAATTTCTGCAAGTTCTTGTTTAGTAGCGTATTTATCTTCTTCTTTTAATTCTTCTTCTTCAACAACTTCTTCTTCAACAACTTCTTCTTCTTTGTCTTTGATTTCTGAAATAATACCGTCCTCTACAACTACTAGTATCTTACCATCTTGTTCCATTTCGTATTCTCCGATTGGTAAAGCTACTTTGTCGTCATCAGTTAAGATAAACACTTCTTTTCCTGATTCAAATGATTCTGCTTCTAAAACAGTACCATTTTCTAGTTTAGCTTGAGCAAGTTCTACTTTTTCTTCTGTAGATAATTCTACACCCAAGACGTTTTTGATTTGATTTAACATTTCCATAGGTTTCATATTAATATATCGTATTTAGTTAATTATTTTGCATTTTTAAACATCTCTATTTATACTCCCTATACCTTGTGCGTGTAATGAACCATCACAACACTTAATACTATAGGTTTCTTTATCCCAACAAAGACAAGCTCTGTTTCCACCTTGTGGACTTACATTATAAGTAGTATCATCCATAGTTATTTTATTGGAATACAATTAGGTACTAATCTTCCGTTTTTTCTTTTCATTCCATACTGTTCATATCCTGATTGACAAGGTGCTTTTAGAGAGTGCTTTTCACAAGGCATATACCATATCTTACCTTCGTATTCGTGTTCGTGATATTTATCACATCCTAAGTCGTTTGCCATTTCCATAGCTTTCTCTTTTGTTGAATAAGCCAATCTATCGTCTATGATTGCATAATCCTCGTTTACTTCCATTGAAGCTAATTCTAGCTCTCCAAATTCTTTAAGTTTTTTAGCTGCATATCTTTTGCCTGATAAACCTCCCCAAAGTAAATAAGATATAGTCCCACACGCTTCTGTATCTGATTCGTTATAATATTCTTCTGCTCTTGACAAATAAGAATACATACGTTTTATAGTTTCTTTACTTATTGGTTTTCCTTGTGCTAATTGCTGCGCTCTAATCTTACCAACTTGCGTAGCACATTTATTGTTTACTTTTTTGTTAAGTTCTAAACCTCTTATAGCATTATTCTTAACTGTATTAGGATAATCGTTATATGATTCCATTATCATCTTCTTTCCACTCTTTGTTCTTTTATCACCTTTTATGATTCCTTTAATAGTTGATAATAACTCTTGTGCTTCTTCTTCTTCAATCTTTGCTAAGTCATTTATAGTTTTGTCTTTAGGTCTTTCCATTTTATCTACGAAATATCCCTCAATACTAAAACCTTTAACTTTACCTGTTTTTACATAATCTTTCCATACATCTTCGTTGTTTACTTTAACCGTACCCATCCAAGTGCCTACAGGAACACTCATATCATACTTTCTGGATTTATCGTGTACATCATCCTCTACTATCCAACTTTCAACAAGAGACAAGCCATTTAGAGAATATTGATGTTCTAAAGTTGAGTTGTTTTGGTTGCCTTTCATTAAATACATTTGGGATGCTTTTAAAACCGTATCTTTAGAGAAGTATATATAATATTCATCTTCTCCACTCCTTCTGTATATAGGTTTGTTAGGGATTAATAAAGCTC